TATTTTAAACCTAAGTCAATGTGAATAAATCTAGGCTTATTTGATAAGAAAGTTAATAATGGTATATCAATAAATTGTTCAAGAGTTTGATTAGGATCAAAGAAGTCTAATATAATAACTGGTTTAGTTACAATATTAATTCTATCAAATACTTTATTAATAATCTCATTAGAAGATAAGAAGGAGAATGTACTATAAGTACTTACACCAGCTAAATCTCGTAAAGATTTAATAATATTGACTTCGAATTGCTGTCTATGTTCTACAGGAACATCAACAAATCTTCCTGGATTTAGTGTGGTTAATAATTCTTTAGATTCCTCAGTAATAATAAATGGGTCTCTATTTTCATCACCAGCATATACTTGAAACATCTCTCCAGAGTATCCACCAAGGTGCCATTTAGCAGCCCAGTGAGTATAAGCAAATAAAATGTAATCTTCTACATTTTTCTTACGTTTCTCTTCAATTCTAACTTCAATAAAGGATTTACTGCCTTTATTAGAAGAGTCTAGAATTAAGTGTCCTAATATTTGCTTACCTTTACCACCAAATCGAGAATCTCGACGAGTTGCAATAGTGTCAAAGTTATCTTGAGCTTGATCTCCTACTACAGTCATATCATTGACCTCAGAGAACAATGCTCCAATAGTAGCTTGACCTAACATATCTCTACCACGAGAACCCATAGTAATATCAACGTTTTTAATAAATAACGTGCGACTATGCTTCTGTGTAGACAATTTTGATTTAAAATAAGGACTAGCTTCAATCCATTCAATAATCTGTCCATATAGTACAGAACCAGCTAGACCTTTAGTTGCATTCATTAATGCAAATGATATAATTGTTGAGTCAATTAAATTATAGAATTCATGAGGATTCTTTAATGATAATACTCTACAAGCATCATATAAAGTGATAAGTAATGCTGCTGTTGATTTACCTAAACCAATAGCACCACTCAGTACAACTTCATCATAAGGAGAATAATAAGGAGTAGGATACAATTTCTTCATTGCATCCATCCATATAGGATATAATGAATCACCCAATGTTTTACCTAAGTAATATGGGTCCATAATAAATTGTTCAACTGTAGGTACTTTCTCTTCATACCCACTAAGTGATGCTAAATGATGCATCACATCCAATTTATTAGATTCATTTATCATGTCAGTGGGTAAATTATGACTTATAATTTCTGACATATTTTATACTCCAAACTATTTGTTAATACCGTCTCTTCCTACTTGATTTAGTAGTTTAAGAGCTAAGCTCTCAATTTCTTTACTCTTATCAGATATTTTTGCATTAGGATCATTAGCTTCTTGGCTAAGAATCATAATCTTAGTTTCAATATCATTCCAGTTGACAGACTTAACTGCAGCTTGAATATATGAACTAGCTAATGTAGTAGCCTGAGTAGCTAATTGATACCTCTGTATTTGTTCTGATGCAGTTAAGTGCTCAATAATTTCAGGATCAAATATATGCTCTTCTAACTTGTCAATTACTGCTGCTAATTTAGATATTCTCTTAGCTTCTCGTTGAGCAAGTTGTAATAGTAATAATGATAGGCTTACTTCTTGAGCTTTCAGACTAACTATATCAGTCTGATTTAATTGCTCAAGGTTTTCAGATACCTTGAGTTCAGTATTAGTATTTTCAAGCATGATGTTATTCTCTTAATTCTTATTGCCCTGATAGGTAGGTGCAATAACTGTTGGGTTAGCTTTAATAATAGCTATATTAGTTTCATTTTGGTGAACTATTTTGCTTAATTCTCTAACAGAATCAGCAAATTGATTAAATTGGTACATTAATAATGCTTCAATAATTCCCACTAGGAACACTGCAGACCATATAGCTCCTTTACCTTTATTAATCAATTCATTTCCTGACTTCTCCATAGCTCCTAACTTTGCTTTATATTCTTCAAATTCTATTTTGTGAATAGAGAGTTCGGATTCTATGCTAAGTGCTGTAGCACTTACTTTTTCTAATGAGTCTAGGATACGAAGCATGATCATAAGGTGGGCACGTTTAGTGCCATCTTGTTCTGCTTCAATAAGTTCGAGAATAGATTCTCTGTGATTCGGAGATATACGTTCTGACATAAATTGAGATGTCCTAGATATAGTTATATTATTAGTATTCTTTTGTATGATATTGCCACCTAAAATACATTAAATAAACTTATAAATATACAAGGGGAACGTTAGGCTGAAACAACAAAACTTACTTTTTACGGCTTGTGGAATTGGGAAGGGTAAAACGAATTTGCAGACGTCTGCCGAGCTCTTAGCAGAGTTTTTAGAGGTTATTTTAAATCTGATTAAACAACCTCATATAGTTTCGTCTAAGAGCGTCTAGAGAAGCTATATGAGAATTGGTTAATTATATTTTGATAAGAATGATACTAGATCATTATAATTTGATTGGAATTCAGATGATAATTGTAATGCTTTAATTGCTAATTCCTTATTGGATTTATTAGCATGTTCTTTGGAATTAATTAGTCTACATAATATTTCAAATGCTCGTTCTTCAATAAGCTTAGCAGGTGATAATACTTTATCAAATACAGCAGTATTATAAATACTAAGTTCTACTGGAGGAACTACTACTAGCATCATCGATTTTAATCCAGTAATATCTAAGTCACATTTTATGCCTATACTTTCATCTATAGACCATAATCCTAGTAACCAAGAATTATCACTAATAGTAGTAGTGGCTATGATATAAGAAGATGTAGTAGGCTTGACAAATACTACTTCTCCTCTACTCTCCTTAATCATAGCAAATTTCCAAGTACCTAAACTATCATATTTAGTAGTCTCAGGTACTTCAGCATTAAGAAATCTACTTAATGGATCACTCAGGTTTATTTTCATTGTTCTTCTTTAATAAATCTCTTAATTTGTCTAATGAACTTTGTGTATCTACTGTATCAACGTTAAGAGAAGACTTTAGGTCTTCTAATCGTTTACTAGTGCCAGTAGCTATACATTCCTTAATTTCATTAATAGTACTAGAACCTACACCTTTAATATTATTCAGGAATCTTAAATCATTAGGGAAATCTTCAGGTAATACTGCAGAGATATTAGTGGCTGCATTATTAAAAATAGTTGCTTTGTGAGTCTCATCTTTCTTGAAGTACAATTCACCTAGACTACGTAAGTGATTAATAATAATTTGTGTTTTCATAATTCTCTCTTCTATAATTTAACAACAGTACCATTACATAATACATTAAGATAGTAGTAAGGTATGTGTTGAGGATGTTTTCTATATTCATAACCACATATTACACATATACAATCTCCTGATGCTCTTCTAAAGTCTTCATCAGGATGTGCTATTTTACCAGACTTCTGTATATTCTTACACATTTCTTCTTGGTAAGATATCATATAATATTTCCATTTCTGTAACTATGGTGTAAGTTATTCTGATTTTCAGTAGCTCTAAAAGCTAGAATTTGTTCTTTAGTATATTCTCTAATTTGGTGATATTCATTAACATATGGGAATGTAAGTACATATCCTGGTCTAGGTAATATATTTACTGGGAATGTATCCTTAAGTATGACTGACATCTGTCCATCCTTTATCATGATTTAGATTAGAATCAATAACAATTTGTTCAATATGATAATCAATCACTTCTTCAAATCCACTCAGAGATTCTGTGAATGATGATAGTACTAAATCTACATCATTATGATTACCACTATACATTCTCTTATTATAGAAGAATTCTTTATGGAATTCTGATGCATCTTTAGGATTCTTACTTCGTACCCATCCTTCATATTGACCTACAGGAGCTGAGATAGCAGTACGTACTCTGACATGTATCTCCATATAATTTTCTACTGTAATAGGCTTGTAGAAGTTATTATCCTGTTCTAATTTATATCTGATAGCTCCTAGAGATTCAGAGAAGTATTTTAAATATTCAATAATATCTTCTTCAGTCTCAAATCCTCTATGACCTAATACAAAATATCTAGTAATCATATGATCAACTGATTCAGAATCTTTATTCTCTAATACTATATTTGTAATTTTCCAACCTGATATATTACCTGTAATTTCACCATTAGGTATAGTAATATGTGCATGATAACGAGTTACTTCCATTCTAACTTATCCTTAATTTAACATTTAAATCCAACATTATTACAAGGTTTAGAGATTATTTAGCGTTTGTTACAGCAACAAACTCCCGATGGAAAACCCTTACGACGTCGAGGGGACGTACTTAAGGGTATGGGAAGGGTAATGTATATAGATATAGTATAACTAGCTCATATTATTTATATAGATATTAATATTATACTATATCTATACCGACGTTTTATGAGCTCTAGACCTTGTAAGGGTTCAATGAAAGATGATAAATATCAATGATAAATATTAATATTAAACCTAATTTCAAAGCTGAGTACAGCTTTGATACGGAAGACGAACATAAATTAGTAAAAGATTATCTTACTATTTCATATAGTGATAGAGTCTGGGATTGGAAATTAAAGAAGACTATATTTGCTACGGTGACTGAAGAATTCTTTACTGAGACTAAGAAAGTAAAATTTAGAACTACTAAGACTATGTCTAAATTAGTAGTTAAATATTTAGAGTCTATTGGACAAGATGTAAATACAGATTATGTTCTTCCAGAACATCTAGTACTATCAGATAAGTGGAGAACAATATTTGAGAATCATCCTAAGCCTGAGAAAGGTCAATTACAGTTAAAAGCTATTAGTGCACTACATGAAGATAATACTGGTATTGCATCATTATATACTGGATTAGGTAAGACTGAGCTATTACTATCTAAAGCTGAATCATATATTGAGCAATTCCCTACAGGGAATGTTGCGATTATCACTTATTCTAATAAAGTATTAGAAGAGATTGCTTTAAGAGCTGAAAAATATGGTGTTGTATTAGATGGTAGGATTAAGTTAATTAATCCTGTAGGATATGCTAGGTCTTCTTATAGCAAATCACCTGAAGCTATAGAGTGGTTATCTAATGTAAATATGATTATTGCTGATGAAGCTCATCACTTCAGTGCATTAAATGGTAAATGGGCAGAATTTGTATATGCAGCTAATCCAGATTATATATTCGGATTTACAGCTACAGCTGATGTAGCTGAAGGTACTACATTAAATTGGGAATCTATATTAGATAATCCTACTAGCCAAACAATGTCATTAATGTCATTTTGTGGAGAGATGGTTATTGATGAGGAACTACCAGTTCCTATTAAATTAACTAGAGTACATACTGACCTTACTGATTTTAATGAATATGAGAAATTTAAGGAAGATAATCCTACTAGGTTACAATTCTTAATTAGTCTATTCTTAAATCATGAAAAGACTCCAAATTTATTAGCTAAAATTGTAAGAGCTTATGTACCAGATGATTCAATATGTTTTATACCTGAATTAACATCAGTTGATACTGGAGTTAAGTTATGTAATGCATTAAACGCATTAGGTATACCTACAGTGTATTATTGTGGTGCAGGTGTATGGACTCCAGCAGGACAATTAGATAAGATTACTCTAGAAGATTTGAAAGAATTAGCTAGAGGAAGACATTTTAAAGTATTAATATCTAATTCTGTAGGTGTAGAAGGTTTAGATATTCCAGGATTGAGTTCTATTATTGCTATGACAGGTAAGTCATACAAAAATACTATTCAACCATTAGGTAGATCAGCTAGAGCTGATTTAATTCATTGTATATTACTATTTGATAAATACAATAAGCAATTAAATGCTCAGAGTAAGGACAAATATTTAACTATT